TAAATTTCAAATTTTTGTAGGCACGCCAGTTCATAGTGATGTCTCTATACATTATACTCAAGCTTTAATAGAATTTCAAAAAGAGTGTTTTCAAAAAAAGATGAAAGTTTCTTTTCATTTAATTAAATCATCTTTAGTTACTCAAGGGCGAAATTTATGTGTAGCAGGATTCTTAGAATCAAAAGCAACACATTTATTGTTTATAGATTCAGATATTTATTTTCAAGGTAAGTCTATTTTTTCAATGCTAAAAGCAAACAAGGATATTATATCTGTGCCATACCCCCTGAAAACATTAATGTGGGATAAAGCGTTTAGAAAAATTAAAGAAGGCAAGATAAATCATCCAGATGATATTAGACGAGCATTGCATACATATCCAATGAAAGTTCCAGATGTTAATAATATTAATCTTAATAATGGAGTAATGGAAGTGACTGACTCACCAACTGGATGTATGTTAATAAAAAGAGAAGTCATTGAGAAAATGATCGAAAAATATCCAGACAAACAAATTAGACAAAAGACAGTAATAAATGGTGAATACATAGATAAACCTCATATGTGGAATTTTTTTGATACACATTTTGATCCAAAAACAAAAACATTTAATGGAGAAGATTTTGCATTTTGCCAGTTATGGAGAAATATTGGTGGGAAATGTCATGCTTACATTAATGATTCAATAGTTCATGTAGGGGAGCATCAATACCAAGGTAAGTTTTACGATGAGTTGATAGCACGTAAATAAAATGGTAATATATGCTATTATTAGGGAAATAGTATATGGATCCATTTACAATAGCTTTAGCCACATTTGGCATACAAAAACTTAGAGGAAAATCAACACGAACTGCATTAAAGGATGCTGCGCTTGTAGGCGGAGGTTCTTATGTATTAGGTCAATCAGGTATCTTAGGGCAAGGAAGTACCTTTGGTAGAGGACCTGCTTTTTCAAGTTTAGGATTTAATCAAAAAGCTGCAGCAGGCTTTCAAGGATTAGACAGACTTCCCATGGAGGCAACTCAGGGTGCACAATTTAGAGATCCTGGTTTTCAAAAAGCCTTATCATCAAAAGTAGGAGAAGAAACTCAAAAAACTGGAATTACAAAACTACTAGAAAAAGCAAAAGAAAAACCCTTTGAGACTGCTTTAATAGCATCTACAATTGCACCTTTATTCGCAGAGTCTGAAGAAATAGAGGCACCATTTGATGAAGAAGATTACAAACAAGCTTACAAAGAACAAAGTGCAAAATTAGAAGGTGCTTTTATGCCAGTGACTAATGCAAGACCTCTTAGAGAAGAAGTAATGGGGCAAAATATGTTCTATGCAAATAAGGGTGGTTTAGCTACAGCTTTACCAAAATTTAACACTGGAGGTGTAAATTACTTACCATCTAAGATAGATCATGATGAAAACGATGCTAATAATTATGTGCGAGCATCGGGATATGTTGAAGACGGAGCAGGTGTCGGTGATAAAGATGAGGATACCATGTTAGCACAACTTGCTGACGGAGAATTTGTATCTCGTGCAGATGCTGTATTAGGTGCTGGAATTTTATCAGGTGCAGATCCAAAAAGTTTTAAGGGTATGAGAAAAGCTGGAGCAGATTTTTTTTATAATCAACAAAAACAATTCAAAAGAATTTACGATATAACAAATGGAAGCAAAAAAAATTAAAATAAAAAAAGAGGTAGAAATTTTAGAAATTTATCCTCAAACCTTAGATACCTACTGGCATCTGTGTGAATTTATGTTGAGGGAAGGTCT